CACCTTGATGGGGTCCAGCTCATCCTCAGTCAGGCCCATGGCCAAAGCGCCCATGGTCTTGAGTGCACCGGCTCCGCCCTGGTAACCCAAAGCAAGCTCGGCGATCTTGCCCTTCTGGCGGTACGGTGACTTCTTGCCCACCGATCCGGCCGGCAGCTTGAACATTTGCTCAGCCGACGCCTCATAAATTTTGCCGTGGGTCTTGAACACCTCAAGCCGCCACACGCACCATGCCATCCAAGCGATCACACGGGCCTCAATGGCGCTGAAATCGACTGGGATGAACCTAGCCCCTGGCCTGGCGATAAACGCCGTCCTGATGAGCTGTGAGAGCGTGTCAGGCACATTGCCAAACATGAGCTCCAGGGTTTCGTAGTCGCCGGACTTCAACAGGTTGCGCGCCAGGTCGATGTCCTTGAGTTTGTTTTGCGGCAGGTTCTGCACCTGCACGATCCGGCCAGCCCATCGGCCGGTGCGGTTGGCACCATAGAACTGGGTCAGGCCACGCACGCAATCGTCAGCGCACATCGCCCTGGCCATTGCGTGGTACTTGGTCACCGAGGTCTTGGCCAGCTCTTGGCGCAGCTCCAGCACGCGTTTAACCACGTCGCTGTCGGTATTGGCCAGCAAGGTGGGCACAGTCTTCTTGGTCAGGTCCACGATGCTGGCGTCGTCCTCCTCTTCCTGCAACCAGGCAAGCAGCTGATTGCGGGAGTTGGGGTTCTCCAAACCGGTGAGCCGCACGGCTTCGGCCAATGTGCGCTGGCGCACAATCCCGTCGCACTCGATGGCTGCATCGACCAGCTTGCGGTCCAGCTTCACGCCCTTGGTCATCATGCGGTGGTCAAGGTGCCACAGCTTCCATTCGTTTGCAGGCACTGGGAACTTGGCCAGCTTCTCGGCAATGGCGTGTTCGCTCTCAACGTCGCCGGCGCAGTAGTCTTTGAAGAGCTGCCATTTGGCCGGGTCGTGCCGTGCGTAGTTGCGGGTGCGCCCGCCGTTGACTTTGGTCGGTTTGCAAGGCAGGCAGAAGTAGCGAATGAGCGACCAGCCGATCGACATCTTTTGCTTCTCAGGTGGCAGGCCCACGACGCGGCCCACGTCGGCGAGGTTGCCGGGCATGCCGAGGTACAGGGCGTGCACGCTGGTGCAGCGCCACTGCTTCACGTCAAGCGCGCGGCCAAAGTGTTTGTTCAAACAGGCCAGCTCGAAGGCTGCGTTGTAGGCGGTCTTCTGGATTGTCGGGTCGTCAATGGCTGTCAGGATGTGCGCGGGGATTTCCTCGCCGGCCATCAGGTCCACGACGTGAGCCTGGCCGCTGCCGTACTTGAAGCCGAACAACATCACCTGAAAGTTGTCGCTCTCAACGTACTTGTGCACGCCGCACTTTTTCAAGTCGACATCGCTGTATGTTTCAAGGTCAATGCGAAGGGTGATCACTCTGCATCCTTCAGCTCGATGGTCGCGGTCCGACCGCCATGCGCAAATACGATTTTGTCTCCGTCTGCGTAAACGTCGACCAAATGTTTATTCGACCAGGCTACGCCAAGATAATCAAGGGCGTCTTTAAAACCTAAATAAAATTCGTTTGCGTCAGTCATTTGAAATCCTCCTGGGGTGTTGGTCGTGGGCACGTATGTGGGTAGCCCTCGCTGTCCATGAGGAACCAACGTCTGCTGTCAGTACCCCATTCAAGTTTCTTGGTGCCGCATCGCTGGCAAGTGATTGGCTTGCCCTTGGAATACGGCTCATCAAAATCGCTGGGATCGGGGTCGTACCAGCTGTGGTCGTCGGCCATCTCACCCATGCTGCTGCTCCTTCACCCTGGCCACCTTCACGCGGATGTGGCCTTCGCCCATGTGGTGCATCAACAATTGCACAAAGGTCTGGCTCATGGTGCGGGTGTCGATCTCGATGGTGGCTTCTTTGTACAGCATGATGCCGTCGATGATCGCCTTTGGGTTTTCGTAGGTGACCATGTGCTCATGCACACTGAATGTCGGTAGGTCAGTCATGCTGTTCCAATTGTTCAAGTAGCTTCAGGATCAGCGCCTCGTACCGGCGGATCAGCATCCAAAGCTCTTCGGGTGTGTAGTCGTTTTCCATTTTGGTGAGGCGATGGCCGTACAGCATGCCGGTAAAAACCGAACTGGGCAGAGGCTTTCGCAGTGCCCGCCTGGTGATCGCCTCACCAAAAGGTCCCCGTCTTTCCGGGGTGTCATTGCAGCGGCGCTCATAACACCGCCCTTGCAAACTTACTCCGCCTTGGGCTGAACGTCGCTCACTTCAGCATCCATCTGGCGTTGCGCTGCTTCGGCATCGGCTTGCAGGCGGGCAATCTCTTGCTTGTATTGGGCAAAGACTTGCTCGACCAGCTCATGCACTTGCTCATGTGGGAGCTTGCGCAATGCGCCGATCATCAGCTCAGCGCCGGGGGGTGTGAATTTAATGTTCACGATAGGTTGGACTTGTTGAGTCATGGTTTTCTCCAGGGGTTAAGAAAGGAAGTCGTCTTCGACGGCAGTGAAGTCGTCTTCGGCGCGAGCACGGCCGGACAACGCATCACCGTCGGCCAGCTTTTGCACGTTGTTCAAACCGGCAGCAATACCTTTGTTGCCGTCGACGTTGAATGGATACAAGTTGATCGACACGCGGGCATAGCAGCCGCTGTACACCTCGGACTTATCCATGATGGGGTTCAATTGCGCATCTACAACCCCTGGCTTTTGGCCGCTGTTGCAATTGACGAAGTAACAGCCCTTGTACTCGGGGTTCTTTTCCACGTCGCGGTCGGTGTCGCCGTCACGCAGTGGTGTCTTGAAACTCGCGAGGAACTTGGACCCCCACACCTGGGCGCTCTTGGCATCAGTCTTGACAGCTTCGATCGCAGCTTTGATCTTGTCGATCGTGGCCTTGTCAGACTTGGGGATCAAGATCGCGGTGCTGTACTTGCCTTTGTCGTTGGTCTCGAAGACGCTGACGTAGGACAAACGCACTTTGCCGGTGATCACTTTGGTTGAAGCGTTGGTGGTAGTAGCCATTTTCAGTTTTCCTTGTTTACTGATTTACGAAAAGTCTTCCGATGCGGATGCAGCAGAAGGCAGGGCCGGGCGTTTATCGCTCTCCGGTACGAGCGTGGGTTTACCTTCGGGCTTGACGATCAGATCGCCCAGCATTTCGGTGAACACCTTCTTGCCGATCGCCTTCTCCATGGCAGTGATGCCAAGAAGACTGCGCTCGAACATGACTTCTTCAGGGATGCCTGATGCACGCAGCTTTGAAGCCACTGCATCTTGATCGCTGTACTTGCGATTGCTTCGACCCTCGACCAGCTTGAAGCCTGGCACGACGTTGCCGTGCTTGGTTGCTTGCTCAAGGGCGTATGCCTTCAGGTCGTTGAACCAATCGATCACCATGTCAGCCTTGGGCAGCAGCTGCGCAATGCGGTCAACCGACAACGACTGCGGCAGTGGTGGCTGCGCGTCTTCGATGGGGCCGAATTCAGCCTGGGCCACGGCCAACGACTGGTCGGACCTGGCCTTGCATGTGTAGCGCGCTTTGCAGAAGCAGCTGGTGCAGTGGTCGCCGGCAACAAATTCGCCTTTGCCTTCCCATGCCAGCTTGGCCTTGGGCACCACCTCAGTGTCGGCCCATTTAAGCAAAGCCTCGACCGTCATGGTCTCGTTGCTCCAGTTGTCCAGGCGTGGCTGCAACACGGTCATCGACACAGCTTCGAGGTCATACAGGTGGGCCAATTCGTTGTATGCACCGAGGCCATACAAGCGCATCTGGCTGTTGTCCACGGCGTTGACGTAGATGCCTTTGCCATACTTCAGGTCCAGCACTTCGACAAGCCCGTCGGTGATGATTACCAGGTCACCGGTGCCAAAGCCTTCGGGTACCCAACGGCTGAAGTCAAGGCGTTGCTCGACCAGAATAATCGGGTCCTTGCAGCGTGCACGGGCCTCTTCAATTCGCGTGATGGCGTAGCTGTAAGCAGCGTAGACGTATTCGCGCAGCTCTTGCGTGTAGAACTTGTTGGTCTTGAACTTGTCTTGTTCAGCCCGGAAAGTTTTGCCGGTGATTGCACCCAGGTACATGCGCATGTCCAGCTCAAAGACTGTGTGGGCAAACGTACCTTCGCTTGCAAACACACTGCCCTCGTCGGGGTAGTTGTCTTCAAGCTGCGCGCTGGGCGTGCAGGTCATCCACTTCTCACTGCCCGAGGCGGACAGCTTTGCGTGTGCTCTTGTCATTTGTTTCTCGCTTTCAGCATGGCGTCTGCAAGGGTGAACGCCTTGTCCGCAATGTCATCTGAGTTGTCGTAAACATAGTCTTGGGCAAAGGCTTGCATGGCCAGGCCAGCAAACAGGTCGCGCAAATGGGCAGTGTCTTCGGCCCTGGCCAAGTGCTGTCTGATCCAGTGATCAGCGTCGTCGATGGCCATGTCGCCATTGGCGAGCTTGACCAGAATCTCTTCGATCGTCGGGATCATACGGGTGCCTCTTCAAAGTCTTCTAACTCGATTGGTTGCTTGCGCTGGCGCTTGCCCCAGTTGGCCGGCAGCAGCTGCTTGCCGTTGTCGTCGTACTGGGGGAACGGCCAGTTGGGGTCGTACTGTTTCATACCGGCACGCCCTGAATGCCGTCGTCAGGCAGGATGAGCTTGGGCGCTTTGATCGCAGGCTCTTCAACGTCGGGGGCTTTCTGCATGGCAGCAAACCATTGGATCGCGGCCTTGCAAATTGCTTCGCTGTTGGCTGCGATGTAGCTGCCCACAATCAGTGACGGCGTGGGTGGCAAGTCGATCGCATCGGGTGGGTCCATGTGCCCTTCCATCTCGACGATTTCTTCGCCGGCTTCGTTGCGGTTGTCTTTAATGATCACGGTTACGATAGTCATTTAAATCTCCAATTCTGATGTGATCTGGCGAATGCTGAAGTGCAGTCGTTCGAGGCGCATGATCTGCTCATTAAGCGATCCGACCAGGGGGCTATAGCTGCGCTCAGGGCGCGGGTCTTTGGAGTTGACAGCGGGGCAGGGCTGGCGCATGACGTGCGTGCGCTGGTCCAGCTCGTTGATTGCGTCGTCGATTGCGCTGATCACTTGCATCAAGCGGTTCATGGTCTCGGCCATGGGCACTTCGCGGCCAGCAATAGTTCCGCCCATGATTGGGCCGGGGCGAAGCTGTTGTTCGTGTGCATAGGCTTCGCGCTTGGCCATCTCTTCGCCCATGATGCGCGGGTCCGTTGCGTAGTTACGCTCGTACATCACAGCTCCTTTGCGGCGGCCAGGACTTCGGCGTACTTGTCGGCCGGGATTTCAGTCAGCTTGGCTGCTTTGAATTGGGCGATCAAGCTCTTGACCTCAGCAGCTTTGCCGCCTTGGCTCAGGTTGGCCAGGACCAAACGGACTTCTTCCAGGGTGACCTGGCTTGCGGGTTCATCCGTAGAAGATTTTGTGGGAGCAGTCGGCGCAGAGGTCTCTGGAATAGAAGAGTCCTTCTCGGGCTTCGCAGTATTCGCATCGGTAGAGGGCTTCTTCGCCCGTGCTAATTTTGGGGCTTCCGCGACGGGCTCCTTTACCTCAGCGACAGTCTCGCCAACGGCTACGGTGCCCAGGTACTTGCCAATCGCTTCGGCCACAACAGCGGCTTGCGCAGGGGTCTCAGGGGTGAATGTAATTTGAATCATTGCCATCTCTCTTTCTTGGGTTACAGGGTTACGGGTTCGGTGGACAGTGGGCCAAACAATCCGGCCACATAGTCTTCAGTTGTTTCGCCTGACGCGCCGGTCAAGCCATTCATTGCGTAGTATTTCTCGATGTACTCTTTGGTCGTGCTAAAAGTACCGAGCTTTGGAAAGGCGCGAATCTCTGGTGCTGCCATCTCTTCGCGGCGCTTGCGCATGTAGGCTGCAATGCGGGGGTCTTTGCGTTCTTTCATTTGGACCTCCGGCGGTCGGCCAATACGGTGACGAAAGTTTCTTTCGGCTCGATGTATTTGGGCGGCTGGTTGGTGTAGATGGGACGCCAATCGGTCAGGCGCATCCAGGTTGCCTGGACATCTGAACCGCTGGTCCACTTGAAGTTGGGACTGTCGGCGGGCACTGAGGGTACTGCCCGGCTTTGATAGGGTACATGCTTCATAGCTGAATTCCTTGTTTACTGTTTTGGTGAGACCGATGTTAGCACAGCTTACGATGGGTCCGTCAAATTTATTTTGTTGCAGCGATACCACAGCTTACGCCCATCGAAATCTGTGCTATCCTGCGCGACATGACTTTACCCGAAATTATTCAACGCCTTGGGGGCCCCGCAGCAATCGGCCGCCACCTGGACATTCGTGGCCAAGCGATAAGCCATTGGCTGCGCAAGGACCAAGTGCCCATCGATCGGGTGCCTTCGTTGCTGCGCTTGGCCAAGCAGAAACGCTTGCGTTTGCGTGCTGACGATCTGCGCCCAGACATCGACTGGGCAGCGGTGAAATGAATGAGCTTGAAGTGATCTTATCCATGGATGCAATGCGCGCAATTCTCGAAGGGCAACAGATCGTTTTCGACTGTGAGCCAGAGGGCCTGCGCGTGATCATCGTGTGTGATCCATTGGCCATGCGCACATTCAAAGAACACGTCACGCGTGCACTGCTTGTGCACCTGCCAGGCCCCACATCTATCAACTGAAAGGACGACTATGAAATACCCATCGGCTACGAAAAAAGGACCCGGCCGCTATCACAAGACTGGCCACAAAAAGGGCGCAGCATTTGGCAAGCGCAAGGGCTATCGACCACTGTGATTGACTGACACCCCGGAAAGACGGGGAAATAAATTCACCGAACCGGCCGGATGCCGGTGGACTATGAAGGAGACAGCATGTCAACAAGACAGGCTTATTTTGATGACCTCCTCAACGACTGTTTGAACTCGGTCGAAGAGGCAGGTATTCCAGAAGAACAAAAGGGCGTGGTCGTGGCCGCGCTCATTCAATCTGACAGCTACAACGGACTGCGCAAAGCCTTGCTGCAAGCGCAACTCATGCGGTCACAGCCTCAGTTCGTGATGGGGGGTGACCGATGAGCCGCCCCTCAGTTTTACCCGTACAACTTAACGGCATCCCCCAAGAGCTCAAAGACATTCCCAGGTGGGTGATGTGGAAGCTGGTGCAACGCAGCAAGCCCAATGGCGAGAAGGTCTGGACCAAGATGCCCATGACCGTCGACAACACAGCGGCCAGCTCGACGAACGCAGCAACCTGGGCCAGCTACGACGACGTGTGCGACGCGCTGATCATGGGCGAGGGCTTCGACGGTATCGGCCTGGTGCTCGGCGCTGACGTGCAAGGCATCGATCTGGACGACTGCCGCAGTGCCGACGGTAGCTTGACGGCCTTGGCCACCGAAGTGCTGGAGCGTGTCGACGGCTACGCCGAAGTCAGCCCTTCCGGCACCGGCATCAAAATCTTTGCTCGCACAAACCTTGACGGATCACGCACGAAAAAAGAAGTGGGCGTTGAGCTGTACCGCGACGGCCGATACTTCACAGTCACTGGCCACCAACTGAACGGTCACGGCAAATTGTCCAACGACACCCAGGACCTGGGCTGGTTCGTTGAGAAAGTTTGGGGCGAAAACCTTTCACAGGAAAGCCTCACCGGTGATGCAGCTGAGATGGCTCTGGCCAACTACAAACCGCAGCTGGAAGGCTGGGACCTGGACCGCGTGATCCAAGAAGTGCTGCCACACCTTGACCCCGACAGCGGGTACGAGGACTGGCTGAAAGTCGGCGCTGCGCTGCATCACCAGGGTGCCGGCGACCCCGAGTGGCTTGACGCCTGGGACAACTGGTCTTCGGTATCTGGCAAGTGGGTCGAGGGCTACTGCGCAGACAAGTGGGGGAGCTTCAGTGAACAGCGCGGTGTTGGCCACGGGTCATTGACCCTGGCGTCGCTGCTCAAAAAGACCAAGGACAAGCGCGAAGCGGCCAAGCGTTCAGAGCGTGACCAGCTCATGGTCGATCTGCTGGCCAGGGTTGACGCGGTGACCGATGCGCGTGACCTGCAAGAAAAGATCGCGGCAGCGATTGCACACAACGGTGACTTCAGCGACGTGGAGCGCGCGCAGTTTGCGCAGGCCATCCAGCTCAGGGCCAAGGCGCTGGGCACCAAGCTGGAGATCGCCACGGTGCGTGGGTGGCTGCGCCCCCGAGTGCGCGCCAGCTTTCCACACCTAAACGACGACGGCCACCCGCTGTGCACGATCGAGAATTTGCAGGTGCTCATGCAGCGCCTGGGCGTGATCGTGCGCTACAACGTGATTGCCAA